GAACCTGTACCACTGCATCTAAATAATATTTTATTTTCCATTTAGTAAATCACCTTTAGCGTTATAAAAATCTATTAAATCGTATTTCCCGACAAGATCTCTAACTTGTACCAATGTATACAATGTATCAGCATTCTCGATATGCTTAATTACTCTTTCTTTTTCTTTGCTATTATGTACACTTTCTGCACTTAATAACTCGCTATCGCCTGTAAATTGCACAATATCCTTTCTATTCAAATTTGCTCCAAATAAATCTCCGAAATGGTCGCAAGCATCTTTTATTGCAATTGATTTTGCAATTGGTAAAGCCATCATTACTGCGCCTTTGTTTACATTACTCATATCCATATTCAAATTACCTGTATCTTTTTTTGTTTGTAATTCCTGAGCTCCTACGCCATCATGAAACATCATTTCGTTTGTAGCTGGGTTAAGATAATGAACCCTAACTGTAACCTCAATTGCATTGAATAGTTGGGCCGTCTTAATAACCTCAATTTGATACTTTTTAAAGCATCTTCTTAATAAATACTCAACCTTATCAATCGGTAAGTAATTGTAATTCTTAATGAAAGGATGAACCTTTACCCATGTTGCAGGTGGTGGTGTTGATAAGATTACATTTAATTGTTCTAATGGCACTGCATCGAAATCTAATTGTTTGAATAGGCTTGTAATAGTTGCCTTCGTTTGTTTTGCTATTTCTGTTTTCATAATATATTTTAATGTTTAAAATAAGGGGGCTGTTAACCCCCTTGTTAATTAATTCATAGTTTCGGTTTCGGGATTGTATTCGTAACCTTGCTCTTCTTCTTTTTCTTCTTCAACTAAACTAGCTTGTAATTCTTCCATATTATCATATAATTTGCTTACAATTGCATCGTAATTCTCAAAGAATGTAGCTTTGTCAATAAATTCAAACCCTTCTTTAAAAGCCTCGAATTTGTTTGAATAATTACTAATTGTTGCAATTTGAGTGCCATCGTATTGCTCGACTCTGAATATTTCATTCTCACTTTTAATGCAATAAAATGCAGTACTAACTGGGGTTTTTACTTTTGTAAATGAAGGGAAAGTAATTTCGATTTCTTTTGTTTCTGTGTGTGTTTGTGTTGTTGTAATTTTCATAATTTTTATTTTTTAATTGTTTAATAGAGTGCAAATATACTTCTTTATTTCGTACTACCAAATTTATTTTAGAATTATATAAATAATAATTCGTTAATGGTTTCGCTAATGTCTTTACGTTGTTTTTCTGTTAGCTTGTTAGGGTTTATCTTGTTTTTATTTTGGATCAACTTATTAACCATGTCCAGCAGTTTGTGATTATTACTCCGATACGTTTTTAGGATATTGTTTTTCGGATTAATATAAATACTTTTCCGACCTAATTTTTTGTAATCCTCTTTTGCTTTTCTTATATTTTTTCTTTTTTCCATATTTATTTTATTGGCAGTTATCAATGCAATCCGAATGAGGAAACCTTTCAATTATAAAATCAGGTGCAATCTCTTTAGATGGCTCACTAACGATTATTTTATTATCTTCAAATGTTAGGTTTATTTGCCCTTCAAAATTGTGAACTAAGCAATATTGAATGAGCTCCTTTATCTCGCTTATCGTTGTAACGATTGTTGTATTTACTATTTGCATAATTGATTATTTTTAGGGATTATAAAGCCTTGTTTTTCGCATTGAACACAAAATCTTCCGTAGTCAATCATTTGTTTATCTTGCATTTCTTTTGCTTTATTTAATATTACTTGCCATGTTAATTTATCCTTTGGTGTATCGTTTAATTGTTGATATAACCATTCAACTGCTGTTTGTTGCTTTTCCATATTAATTTAATTTTATGTAGTTTTTTATTTTTGCAATATCAGTTTTTAAAAATGCAATCTTATTCCAATCCTTTACTGGCTGTTGCATCTCTTGTTCAAGTCTTTCTAATTGGCACGCTAAATGTACCTTCTTAACTTCACTCATGGTAACCATGTTGTAATGTGTTTGAGTTAATGTGTTTTGTGCGCTTGTTTGTTGTGTTAGTGTAATCATAATATTTATTTTTAATTGTTATTGATAGTGCAAATATACATCAACATTCCGTACTACCAAATTTATTTTGCATTTATTTTTGTTAATACGCTGAAACGTGCATGAATAAAGGCTATTAATTTTAAAAAAAAAAGCCCAATGTAGAAACATTGAGCCATAAACATTAAATTTATTATGAAAAAAACGAATTAATTATATTGGTATTCCGTATTGAAAATGCATCCAATCTTTATTTTTTAACCTACCTAACGAAGCGAAGCCATGCTTTTCAAATATATCAATCATTGCCTTATATTCAGGTTTAGCAAATCGAGCTGTTTTACTTGTTTCATACATTGTGTTTCTATTTGCATCCAAGTCAATAGCCGTACCCCATGAATGTGCGCTTAATTTAGTCTTTGAACCACGCATTAACCTGTAATTAAAGCATCCACCGAAATCAGTAATTTCTAATTCGTTTAACTTTCGTTCTCCGTATGTTTTTAGTATTTCAGTAAACACATTTTTAAAGGCTTGAGCTACCTTCTTATGGCATCTCATGCGCTTAATCGGTTGCCTATCATAATACATCGTGTAAGGCAAATCAATCATAACTAAATACGTTCCTTGTGGATTCGCTTTACCAAAGTATTTTTCCTGTTCTAATTGACTAAAGATTTTAGGCTTCATGAATTACAAATTTATAATATTAAAATTTGATTTCAAACTTAATCTTTGCACTCGTTGATTTGTCGGTAATTTCGCACCCAATTGAAGCCGTTAAATTCTTAATTTTAGCCTCGATTTCAGCCTTTAAACTAACGTCGCTATGCTTTACCTTAATCGTATTATTATCGAGCGTAAACAAGCTATCTTTTGGCAATGCTAACCGCATTAAATCAAACTTTGCGCTAACAATTGAGTTAGGCATTTCTCTTAATTTTATCCGTTGAAATAAATCTCAACCCAATATTTATAATGTTAGTTAAGAAACCAACCATTACACTCAATCTCAGGCTTAAATTTTCATCCATTTTTAAATCAGTGAATAATGTAGGCAATAAAGCCATTATCATTGTCATGCCTACCATAATGTTCATTATAATAGTTTTACTTTGATACCATTGTTTAGTAGTTGCTTTCATATTATAAAAATGGTTTAAAATTATTTTCAGTTAAGATAGTTGCAAATTTTACACATTCGTAAAAATTACCATTTTCATCAGTTAATGCTAAATCGCTTTCAACTTGTACTATCATTGTACTATCAACTATCAATCTTTGAATAGTTACGTTAGTAAGTATATCATTGTCATGGTAAATCGTACTGGCTAACGTTGTTTGTCCGTCAACTACGCAAAAAAATTGCGCACTACCATAGTGTACTACATCTAATGTTTGACCCGCTTCTAATATTAATTTTGTCATGGTTTATATTTTTTAAAAATTATACAATGTTTGCACGAATATCTGTTAATAAAATTTCGGCTGTATTAAAATCTTGTATATTATTTGCCGAAAATTCAGCATAGAAATTGCTGTCTAAAATTACCAATTTAACTCCATCAACAAAGAATTTTAAAGAGATGTAATTACATATAAAAATTATGTCACCGCCATATACTGCCACTTCAAAAACCATCGGTTGACCTGTAACGTCTGGCACTACTCTAATATCATATTTGTTTGCGATTACTTCATTTGTAATAATGAATTTTCCGTTATCTATTATCATTTTTTTTTTATTTTTTATTTATTAATTAATTATTTTTTAATATCCAAAATCGTTGCAATCGTTACATTCTCCACGTCTTAAGTTTCTATTTCTACTTAAATTGAAACTTGAATTTGTTTGTAGTCCACTAAAGTAAGGTGTGTCTCGATCCGGTGTGATACCATCTAAGAAATCAGCACTATTATACGATGGATAATCAGTTAAATTATTTCTTAAAAATACTGTCATCATTTTAGTATAATTTTCTGCTACACTTCGGACCTCATTTTGTAAAAATTTCAACGCTTCTAAGTCAATCGATTGGCCGCTTTCGCTGTCATTATTCATGATTGATTTGTTAAACAATTTGTACTTTAAAAAAGGCAAAGCATGATACAAAGCATAGTTACAAAGCATGGCACCTATAAAATCATCTAGTACTTTTTTATTCGGTATCGTTAACGTGTTGTTTGTTATTTGTGTTTGTAATTCTTGGTAAAAAGTAGCACCTAAATAATTCTGCAAATAGATATCTTGCGCCTGTAATATAAACGGCTGTAAATCGTCAGGGCTTACCGATTGATGTATCGAAGTATATGATTTTAATTTTGTTTCTGAAACAAATAAAACGTTAGTTATTGCCATTATTCAACAGTTATTTTTGGTTCGATAATTGTAGTCGGAGTGATAAGTAATTCTGTTTCGTAACCTCTATTTAATAGTAAATTATTAAAAACTCTCAACATACTTTTTTGGATTGGTCGAATACACGTTCCGATAAAATGATTATAAGCCACCGCCAATTCATCAGCATTTGAACTAAAGCCAGCACCACCGTTATATAATCCCAAAAGTAATGGACTTGTTATTCTATGGCCCGTTAATATTCGTGTTGTTATTCGAGTTTCTAAAGTTGTGTAATAACTATCATTAGTGCTTGAAATCGGAGTTACTTCTGGAGCGTGCTCTTTATCTTGACTAAATGCAACGAAGGCTTTACCAGCGTTCTCTGTGCCTCTATAAGCCATTGTTAATTCATCGTAAATCTCTTTTCTTTCCTCGGGTGCAGGTATGCCATTGTTAAGCGAAATAAATAAAGAAGGATTCAAGCTATTTGCTAAATTTGAGATATGAAACTTAGAAACCTCAATATCAATTTGAATATCGTTTATTGAACCAGCATAAGTCGGTAAAGGATAATAGATATTCCCCGGCTCATAATCAAATGCGTAAAGTATTTGCGAAGGGCATTCGATTGACAAAGTAGGGTTATAAGTTGCGTATTGTGTAGGCTTATATTTGTTTGCATTTTCCCAATTTGTAGAATAAAAATATTCCATTGGTGCATCGTCTCCCGCTTCAATTTTCCCACTTCTTACTTTTGTAAAATCTAAATGATAAATCTCACTAATATTTTTACCATCATTACTCCATATTACGTTCAAAGCATACCCACCAAAAGTGATGTAATCTTGTGCGCATTTTTCAAACACATCATTCCAACTATCAATCGGATTCGCACGTACTAAAACGTAATTTAAAGCCTCGTCTTTCGTCTTTAATCCATTGCCAATAGTAGCATCTATCTTTGATTGTATTGCCGTTCTATTAATCGCTGAACGCAAAAATAAACCAGCTATAAATTGTGGGTATAAATTATCTTCCCCAAATGAAATCCATTTTTTTGAATTACGTTCCGAAAATACGGGTAAATTTATTTGTATTTGTGAAAGTGAATTAAAAGCAAACTTGTTCATACTATTAAATATCTTTTTTAGCGTTTTTTCGCAATGAAATAATTTCGTAAATATACTTCACGCTAACCAATATTGAAGCTATAATCGAAACAATGTAGAAAACTGATTTTAAATCTTCGGGCAATGTCGTTAAACTAACGCCGAAAGTAGTGGCATTTAAGATGTTTACGGGCTCTTTTAATGTGTCTATTATTGTTCTCATTAGCTAACGTATATTATGCTTTCGCTTTTTTCATTATTGGATATATATTCAATTGTTTGTATCTCAGTATCGCCCGCTAAAAATGCTTGTCCACGATTGAAAATGTTATTTCCTATGTTAATCGTATAATCAAAATTACCAAATGGCAATCCGTTCAAATGGTAATCTCCTATAATCCCATCATTAACATAAAAAGTAAATTCTGCAAATCGCACACTGTTTCCTTTATAGTTTATCAACTTACATTCATGGTCCAATTTATCAAATCCATTAATTAAATGAATCCTATAACTATTCATATTTTGTGTAAAATCCCCGTAAATTATAAATGTGTTTAAGCCTGTTACTA